TCATAATGCTGGGGTCGGCGGTTCAAGTCCGCCCCACGCTACCATCTCGCCCCGCCGGGTGGATGGCTCGACGAGGGCGGCGAGGTATCCGTAGACCGTTACGTGGACTTCGTCGCCCTCTCGTCGCACACGAATCTCCGAAATCCACTCTCTGATCGTATCCATTGCCTTGCGCGCTTCGGGCGTGTCTAGGTCCGACAATGATGGTGCGAGATCGGTTAGCGCAGCCAAGTATCGGTTCGTCGCGTCAGGATGCAGTGTAAGGACCTCGGGCGGGTCAGCTTCCGCCAACGCAGCTTCGGCTCGCTCGGCCGCGAGCCGCAATTCGAGGATGCTGGCCTTAGCCTTAGGACCGTCAGTCACCCCGTCAATGTAGAGCTGGTGGGCCCGGTCGAAGGCACCGCGTGCCTTGGCCGCCGAACGTTCAAGTGTGGCACGGGTCCGCCCCTTTTCGCGGGCGAGGCGCTGACGTTCTTCGTGATAAGCCTTCAGGTATTCACCCATTACGTCAGGCTCGCGCAAGAGTTGGGCTAGTTCGGCGAATACCGCAGTTTCGATCTGGTCTAGCCGGACGGACTTCCGCTCTGTGCAGGTGCCAGCTTCCACCGCGTTCGAACAGGCCGCCTGGACCGCGCCATTCGGTCGGCGTGCGCGAATCACGATGGAGCCGCCGCAGCAGTCGCAGGCCATCAGTCCGGACAGAGGCCGCGCCGGGCGTTTGCGCTTCTCTCCCCTCAGCTCCATGCGCGCGAGACGCAACTTTCGGACGGCGGCGAAGGTTGCGGGCGGTACGATGCGCAGATGCTCGGCCGCCTCGATCTGCCATTCCGATTCCGGGTTCGTGCGGCTCACGCGCTTACCAGTTTCCGGATCGCGCACCATTCGCACGCGGTTCCAAATACGCTTGCCGTCGTAGAGGTCGTTCCAAAGTATGCCATAGCCGCGCGCGGCATTCCCGGTCAGCACCGTCGAGCGCCAGACACTGCCCCGCGGTGCCGGAATACCCTCTGCGTTCAGTCGAGCGACAATCTCGCGCGTCGTGGCGCCACCGATGTATTCGTCGAAAATCCGGCGGATGATTTTGGCCTCGCCTTCGACGACCGTCAGCTGGCCTGGCTGGCCGGGCACGGTTACGTAACCATAGGCCCTGCCCCCGGCGCTGCGCCCGTCACGCACCACGCCGGCAAGCCCGCGCCTGGTCTTTTCTTTCAGCTGGTCGAGAAACATTTGGCCGAACAGGCCCTGGATGCCGACGGTCAGCGCGTCGGCTTGCCCCCGGTGCACTTCGAGCACTCGGATCCCCACGAAGTCGAGCGTCTGGAACAGCGGGTGAAGGTCGGCCGGGTTTCGGCTAATACGGTCCAGCGCCTCCACCACGATCACGTCGAAAACCCGTTCCTTGGCGTCTGCAATCAGGGCCAAGAGGCCGTCCCGACCGAATAGCGTCGCAGAGGATTTGGCGCGGTCTTCGTAGCGATGGGTAACCGTCAACCCTTCGCGGACGGCGTATCCGTTGCAAAGCGCAAGCTGATCCTCGATCGAGCGGTCGTTTTGCAGGTCCGTCGAGAATCGGGCGTAGAGGGCGGCGCGTCGGCCGTCGATTCGCTGCATTTCTTCTCTCCCCGGGTGGCCCGTTCAAGATCGGCCCGCGCATGCGCCCTGGCAAGTGCACGCGCAAGATCCAGCAGCCGTTGGTCCGGAGCCGGTGCCTCGCTTGGCTGGGAGGGTCGCAGTCCGGGCATCAACCTTGCCGTTCGATGTCGTCTGCATGGCGGCCCAGCTGGTTGGCGAGGGTGTGCAGGGCCGTTGCCTCGATGTCGAGACGGGTGCGCAGGTGCGTGCGGATGATCGCGACGGCCTGGTCGGCAGTGAGGTCCGACAGGGCTTCGGTTGCCATCATGACTGCGGCGTGTTCGCAGGCGCGTTGGCTGCGAGCGTTGTTCAGGGCAGTGTGTTCCGGCAACGTGCGGCCCTGCAAGCATTTCCAGTTCGCGACAACCTTGTTGAAAACAAATGGCTTAAATGCAACTTTCCAACATCTCGGAAGTCGAAAGTGGAGAAAAGACAGTGCCGGAACTCTACGAACGTCATGCTCGGGTCCTGGAGAGTCTGATCCAAGTGTTGGAGCTTCGGCTCGAACGGGCAAGACTTCAGAATGATCTGGAGACGGAACAGCGTTTGCGGGTTGACCTCGAAAGATACCAGCAAGACTTCGAACAACTCCAATTCTACAAGCCGTCTTTGACCTAGCTTCGACGCCAATACTCTTCACGGTCTTAGCCTCGGTCTTACGCACAGGGCGGCGCCACAACCGTTAGTAAGTGTTGCATGTCGCGCACAGCAGCTAGAGCGAAGTGTCGAGGAAAGTCCGGGGGTCGAAGAGGATCGACCCCCGGAAGTCAGCCCGTCGCACGCCATGACTGTGCGCGACTCGGCAGGGAGACCGGCAGGATGGTCTTTAAGGGTCGCGGGGTCAAAGACTACGTTCATGCCGGCCCCCTTCTCACGGCACGCCGAACATCAGTGAGGATATTTATCCGTTGCAGCCGGACGTGAGGGCGGGTCTCGTCGGGCACGTCAACGCGGATCGCGCGGTCACGCAGCGGTCGGCGAGGTCCCTCGAGCGTTTTGAGCCGTGGCTTTTCGACGGGGAGCAGAAAAGGGTTGGCCGTCCAGAAGCGGACGAATTCACGGAGACTCATGACGCCTCCCCGCTCAGACGGCCCAATTCTGCTTGAGCCATGATCCGGAGCGCGGCATCGCGGCAGTGGATTAGGATCAGGCGTGCGGCCTTGCGTCTTTCGCAGCCAAACGCCTGCGGATCTTTCAGGATCACTTCGGCCCAGATCAAATCCGGTTCCATCTCTTTCGCTCGTGCCGCGCGGACCCAGGCGATCATCGCGCCCTCGGTCGTCGCGTGGTTCACCGACACGTCGTGCAACTCGATCGTCTTGCTGGCGCCTAATTCGAAGCGCCCTCCATGCTCGACCGACTCGGCGAAGAACGCATCGAAATAATCTGTCGATGGAAGGCGCGCGAGGCGGGTGAGGAAGTCGGCTCGCGCGGTCATGACGGTTTCGTGTCACGCGGCAGCGGGGAGAAGGAGGGCGTTCTCCGTCCCGCTGCCGCGCTCCCGTCCAGGGTCACGCCCGGAAGACGGTAGCCGCGAGCGGCTCGGACCACAACGTCTACTAACGTATGTTGTTCCAAGTCCGCACCCCCCGGAGGGACCTGCTTGGCGGCAAACGACTGAGGGGTGCGGTGCGTGACGAGCCATGGGGTTAGCTGGATGGAGGGCCGGAAAAGCATTGCGCTTGCGCCACACCCCCCGGTCACGCCAAGTAAAGCATACTTGTCCGTAGGGGCTTTGTGAACTGGGAGGTTCATGGCCGAACCGCGCCGCCGCCGATGACGGCATATTCGATGGGGCTGGGGATGACCCATGCGGCCATCACCGCGATGAAAGCTATGACAATGGCCGAGGCGTGGTTTTCATCGTTGCTGAGTGTCGCGGCGAGGAGGCCGGTGCCGAGGGCCAGAACGGACATCGCGACGATCTCGAGCAGCGCGACGATCATGCCCGGCTACCTTCGATGAGGACCAGGCAGGGCGCCGATTTCAGGTGCGCTGGGGCGCGATGGCGCTGCGGCACCGTGCGGCCGTCGGCGCTGGCAAGGTGCAAACGAGCATAGGACACGAGGTGCGGACGATCAGCATATGCCGAAGGGTTCGCGACAATCTGCCAAGCTTCAGAGAGACGCAGTGGAAGCGCGGTGGTGGGCGTGGACATAGGGATGCCTCCATCGGTTGATGGAGATGATTGTTCGCAAATAGCGAAATTTCTGTCAAGAAATAAGGTCGCTATATGCGAATTATTTCGCCTTCAGCACCCAAAAACTGGAACGATGACTGCCGCAGGTGTTAGAACATAGCTCGAACATTGGAGCGGGCATGAGAATCAAATTTGACTATGACGCGGAAATCGTAGCGACGCTCCTTAAGGAAGACGCCGAAGGTCGAACGCGCATTGCGCGAGCATTACGTGAGGGTCTTAGTCGGCTGAAAGACCAAGAGCGTGACGGATCACTGCCTTGCGATCCTCCACGCCAAGGGCCTGCATCGTCCTGAGATGCTCCAAAAGTTCGTCGTCTATGGAGGAATCATCGATAAGTTCAAATGCCGGAACCTCGAATACCTCCGCAAATTTCCGGATTCGCTGACTATTGGCCGCTTTTTTGCCGCTTTCGATCTCGCTGTAGAAGCTTTTGCTCATCCCAGCGCGGGACGCGACCTCTTCTTGGGTCCAACCTCTTTTTTCCCTTAGGCTTCTGAGCTTTAGCTTCATGTGAACATTCATAAGTGTAGCTTTCTGCGAATGCACATCGCAAATGGCGAACTTTTTGATTGACGAACACTTCGCTATTTGCGAGCAGTTCGGTATGGATTCCCTTGCAAGATATCTTCGTGAAGGAAGCATTCGACAGCGTGTCTTCGCCGAGCAAATAGGATGTTCTTCCAGTTATCTTTCGGAAATTCTTTCGGGCCGAAAAATCCCAAGCCTAACGCTCGCTTTCGCAATTGAACGAGAGACGAAAGGCGCCGTTCCAGCTTCTTCTTGGGTGAAGAACGCGGCATGACCTGGCAATCGCATTCAATGTCCGTGCGTGTTGGCATGTTTGACGCCCTGACATTTGGCTTTGAAACGGGCGCGTATGGTGGGTCGTCCGACACGTCCCAAGAGACCGCCCTTCGACCTCCGCTCGTTCCTGCGAGCGCCCCCTCTCAGAGGGCAAAGTTTGCGGTCTACCGGAACGAATATGATCGAAGCTGCCAGTCGTCAGCGCCTTCGGGACACCTGTATGAAATGGGTTCACCGTTCGACGGACGGAAGCTTTTCCCAGAACTGAGATCTTCCAACGCTGAGGCAAGCGATGCGTAGCAGCCAAGATCCTCGTTGTCGAAGAACAGATGATATCCGTCGGGAAGGCGATGGATCGCCAATGTACCCTGCGGCGTGTCCTGCGCGAGAAAGTGGTTTTTCCAGTCCATGGTGGATGGCCTGTCCTTTTGAGACGGAGGGCGGAGCGTGACGCCAACCGACCGAGAGTTCGGCATATATCGAGGCTTCGCCAGCGGTACTGTGGAGCGAGAACTTCAGAGGAAAGTCGGGCGTCGACTTCATCGATGCCTCGGCACGGGCTACGTCGCGGATCGCCAGAAGGGCGATGGGCCAACCGGGCGGACGTCGAGAGCGCGCCCCCTCCCCTCGGCTGTCTGTGATCTAAGAAACCCTTCGCACGTAAAGGGCCTGCGCACCCAGACCGACGCCCCACGCGATTATCGCGATGCTGGCAGTCGACCAAAACCCGTGCCCCCACCAGAGACAGGCACCAAGAGCGACCACAAGGCCGAAGGTCAGCGACCGGTGCATCAGACACCCAAAGGTTGGGCGGCTGCTTGTATGGGGGCGGTGACGCGGGTCGTCGTAAGCAGGCCCGTAGATCCGACCATCCATTCAGCATCTCCTTTTGATGTCGCCAGTCGAAGCCCGAAGGCTGCGAAACCATCGGCGCGATGGCAAGTAAGGATATCACCATCCTATACTTTTGAGATTCAGTGTCTGAGATCGGCTCCGTTTGCATATCGCAAATATCGCCTGTTGCAGAACGCAACGTCTTGCGAAATTTTCCCTGTTTCGTTCACGTGCGCCTCGTCCTTCGGTGGGTTGCACGAATGCAGGAGCCATGCGCCGTCTTTCCAACGGCGTATTTGTCCGAGCGTTAGCCTCGCGTTCTTGTTAATAGTGCCGTTGATCTCGGCTGTAGGACTTTCCCTGGATCCACGTCGCAACAGCGAACGCACCGAGCTGCGCTGCAAACAAGCCAAGCGCGATGCATGCGATCGGTATGGACGGCGCCATGACCGAGATTGCCAAGGCCGAGACCAGGCCCATGATCAGGCAGGGTTTTGCAAATGTAGAAACAGCCCTTTCGGTCATCGAGTCGATAAGGCTAACCCGAGTGCCGATGTCGATTTTTGTCTCAGACGACATGGTCATTGTTTTGTACCTTCTTACTTCTCAGCTGACCTAAATGAGACCCGAGGATCAGGTTTTTCGGTAGTCGTGAAACCCTACCCACCCAAAATGCGCGATTGGGGCAACCTCGACACATTGCCGTTCATCTGCGGGTGTTTTGGGAAATCCCGGGGCGCTCGCCGGGCACTTGATCGTTCATATCTTGCCGAAAAAAAGGACGAGGTTTTCAGCTTCGAACGTTTAAACCCGAATCAGATTTACGGGTTTAAGAGCGACGACTTAGTCGTAGATCACCGCGCCACCCTTCGATCCAGACAATGGCCAAAGCAGATTGCCTATTCGAAAGGATGTTCGGACAGTCTCAGATGTCCCGGACCTGAACAAGGCACGTTTCCCGCCTTACGGATATCCCGCCCGTCGGTGGCGCGGTTCAAGCGCCGGGCGCACTCAAATCATCACGCCCTTCAGGAGGGGTCGCGATGACTCGCAGAACTCGCCCTGGCTCGATCCAATCCACCGTACAACAGGTCATCGCCGCCTACGGCGGGATCGAAGCGGCCGCGCTCGAGGCAGGGATATCGATCTCGACGCTCAGCTACGGCACAGAACAACGCGAGGATCGTCCCGGCGGGCTTGGCGTCAACCATCTGGATCGGCTGGGCCGGATCGAGCCGGGGGCCGCGCTGCCCATGGCGCAGCACTTCTCGGCTCTTGCCGGCGGCGTGTTTCATCCCGTCGATCTATCGGGACCGAGCTGGTCGGATATGGCCGGGATATCCAAAGAGTTTGCGGACGTGGTCACCCTTCATGCAGTCGCACATTCCGACGGCTCGCCCGATCCACGCGACTACACGCTTGGCGAAGCGACGGAACAGATCCGGGAGATCGACGAACTGGTGACGGCCGCTTTGCGCCACCGCGCCGCATTGATGATGAAAGTGCGGTGTTCGAAATGACGCCGTTCAAGCGAATGCCCGGGGCGACTAGTGCATCAGGCGGTCCGGTGCAGGCGTTGAATGCAAGACAACGCCAAAGCCATTACGCCAGTTGTTGCGACGACGACCGGGACGAGTGGGAGGCCAGTGAGACCCACCGCGCAGACTGCGACTGCACCCGTAGCGAGGAGCATGGCGGCAACCATCACCACGTCCGAGTCAAGCAACCCCATCGATGCGCGGTGGAACGGAGTTCCGGCTTTACGAACATTGAGATCCTTCAGCAGAGCACGCGCCTCGATAATGTCCTGCTCCCACTCCGGGTCCGCGAGTTCGCGGAGCATTCTAGAGTCGGCAACCACGGCCTGTTCGCGACTCGGCCGCAGTCGCGAGGACTGACGGAAATCGTCCAGATATACGACCCGCCACGGGGTCAGTTCTTGGCCTTGAGTTGCGTTTCTCATTTCGTCCTACCGCCCAGTACTTCTTTGAATGGTATGGGTTTCCCTACCGAGGGTCTGGTTAACCCGTCCAGAGAAAAGTTTGGAATTTCAACAGTCTCGGCAACACGTGCTTACCGTTCGCCGTACCGCAACCTACCGCCTCAATGTTGGGGCGGACGTGCGCCGATCCAGCTGCAAGAAAGGCGCAAGCATGGTTACAATCCGACGCCGGCCCGCCGGCGGGACCGATTGGGAACTTATGCATTCCTGATTCGACAATTCCGGGAACGCGACTGCGTATTTCAAATCCGACATCAACGCGCTGCTGGTCGTTGCGCTTCGCCAGCGCGCGGGTCTGGTCCTCAAACCTGGGGGGCAGGTTTGAGTGCCCAATGGAAAGTCGCGGCAACTGCGTCTGTCCCGCCCCGAGGTGCATCCGTTGGGGCGGACGGGTGCGCTGCGGCGTGCCGCTCTACTCATTCAGAACCACCGGTCGGGACGCGTGCCCGTCCGATGCAGCGCCTGGCGATCCCTTCTCCCTCCATGGGTGAGGCCGACGCGATCCATTTTCTCAATCAGAACCGGGCGGTGTTGCAGCCCCGCCTGGAGGCCGGGGCGCCCCTCGCGGCAAACACTTCCCCAGGTGGCGAAGGTCACGCCCCGGCCGATTTGAAAGGCGGTGCGGCATGACTGATTTGACGTTGAACGGGACCTTCGACGACGAGGAGGTCGAGCGGATCGCCAAAGCGACCGCGCACATGGTAGATCGCGCAACCGAGATCCTTGTTGATCTGATCATGGCGGCACGCGAGGGCGATGACGAGGCCTTTGCCAAGGCGAAAATCGAGGGCGAGCAGCTGCTTGGGATCGGGGACGACGATGCCTGATCTGGTCGCCATCTTTCGCGCCGGGTTCGTGCGCCGCTGGCATATGAACCCAGACCTCGCACATACCTGCGACCGGATCGATGGTCACTCGGCCCGTGTCGCGCGGATCTTGATCGCCCTACATCCGAACCCCTCGTTCGTGCTGATTCGAGAAGCCCTCACGCACGACGACGGCGAAAGCGTCGTCGGCGACGTTAAGGCTCCGACCAAAGATGCCGATCGGGAGTTTGCGATCCGGCTTGCAGAAATAGAAGCCAACGCCGCGCGCGACATTTGGGACGACCTGATCGCACCGGAATACCTGGCGGAGTACGACCGCGTCTGGCTCAAGTTCGCGGATCGGCTCGACGCCTATATGTGGGCCGCGCACCATGCGCCGCACGTGCTCTATGGCGATGGCTGGCCGGAATGCCGCGCCTGGTTGATCAAATCGACAGCCGAGCTCATGCATGATCTGCCGCACCAGGCCGAACAGGTCTGCGACGCGATCGAGCGGATGGGATGGCGCGGATGACCGCGAACGTCGTCCAACAGTTTGCGAATCTGCGCCCCGGCGGCGGGTTCGGCCTGATCATGGCCGACCCGCCCTGGCGGTTCGAGAATTTCTCGGCCAAGGGCGAGGGTAAGAACGCGACGGCGCACTACGAGTGCACCTCGCTCGACTGGATCAAGTCACTACCCGTCGAAGTGCTCGCGGCCGACAATTGCCTCCTATGGCTTTGGGCCACGAACCCGATGTTGCGCGAGGCGTTCGAGGTGCTCGACGCTTGGGATTTCGAGTTCGCGACGGCCGGCACCTGGGTCAAGCGCACGGTGCACGGCAAGGTGGCGTTCGGAACCGGATATGTCCTGCGCTCGTCGAACGAACCGTTTCTGATCGGAAAGCGCGGCAAGCCGAAGGCGACCCGGTCGACCCGCTCGACGATCCCGACCTACTGCGACATTGATCTGTTTGAGGGCGACTGGCCCAAGAGCGCGATCACGATCGAAGCGGTCGCCCGCGAGCATTCCCGCAAGCCCGACGAGGCTTTTGCGGCCGCCGAGGCGCTCTTGCCCGACGTGCCACGGATCGAGCTCTTTTCCCGACAGACCCGCCCAGGCTGGCGTGCATGGGGCAACCAGACCGACAAATTCGGCGCTGAAGGTGCCGCCTGATGTCGTCGCGCCCGTTCTCTTTCCCGATGGCCGCCCTCGCGGCCGGGATGAAAGCCAAGGACGGCCGTGCCACGCCGCGCGACGGGATCGCGCTGTCGATCCTGCTACTGGGCGACCCGCTGCGCCTTGATGACGATGCGTCCGAGGCGGTCAGGTTCTACCTCGACGGAATCGCATGTGGCGACCAGGCCCGAGCCGGTGCTGCGCTTGTCGATTGGGTGCAGGCCCAGTTCCCCGCGCAGGTCGAGGATCCTCCCGAGTATGACTGGCAACGCCGTGCGGATTGCGGGCGCTGATGGATATGCGGGCCACATATCGCGACCTCCTGGCATCCCACGGTGGGAACGAGGCGGAGGCCAAGGCTGCGCTCAATGCCGTGATCGAGGACCGCAAGGCGCAGGCCAAGGCCCTGCCGATTGGCGAGCTGGTGGAACGGCTGCAGATCCCGAACCTCAAGCGCCAGTCTGGCGAGTTGGTCGGTCCCTGCCCCGCTTGTGGCGGCACGGATCGATTTGCGATCAACGCGGCCAAGGGCGTTTTCAACTGCCGCAGCTGCGGTGCGAACGGGGGCGGCGTGAACCTGGTCCGTCACGTTCTGGCCTGTGATTTTGGCGCGGCGATCGACTGGATGATCGGCGAGACCGCGGTGCAGATCTCGGACGCCGAACGGGCGCGGCGTAGGGCGCGGGCCGAGGCCGCCGAGCGCAAACGCTTGGCCGATGCCGCACGGTTTCGGCGCAAGGCAATCGAGGATGGCAAGCGGATCTGGCAACAGGCGGTCGACCCGGCCGGCACACCGGTCGCCGATTATCTCGCAGGGCGCGGCCTGCCCCTGAAACGCTTTCCCCCGACGATCCGCTATCTCGCCCGGCACACCTACGCCAAGAAGATCGACGGCCAGGTTCGTTCCCTGCACACTGGCCCTGCGATGATCGCGGCGGTCCTGTCGCCGGACAACCGGATCACGGCCGTTCACCAGACGTGGATCGACCCGGATAACCCCGGCAAAAAGGCCAAGATCCTCTACTACGGCGAGGAACAGCCCGCCAAACTCGTGCGCGGATCGAAAAAGGGCGCCGCGATCCGGCTAACCTCGGCCCAAGGGTGCCACACCTTGATCATGGGCGAAGGCATCGAAACGACCTTCTCGGCCATGCGCGGCGCACCGATCCAGGGCGCGGCCTATTGGGCGGGCGTCGATCTGGGCAACCTGTCCGGCATCATGGTCAAGGATCCGACCCCCGGCGCCCCGCGCTGGTCAGGGATCCCCGACATGACCGACGGCGAGGCATTCGTGCCGCCGCCGTGGATCAAGCGCTTCATCTTCGTGATGGACGGCGACAGTCACCCGGCCATGACCCGCGCCAAGCTGGAATCCGGTCTGCGCCGGGCAATGGCACTCGTGCCGGGCCTGACGGGCGAGATCGTCACGGCCAAGCCGGGCAAGGATCTGAACGACATGCTGATTGAGGAGGCGCAGGCCGATGACGAAGACCGTCTCCCTGACCACTGACGGTCGCGACGTGGTCATCGAGGGTCCGATCCATTCCGACCGGTTCCCGGTCGAAGAGCTCGGCTCACGCCTCGCGTTTTACCGCGAACTGCGTGACCGCAAGTGCGAACGCACGAAGACCGCCGGTGAGCACGCTGGACACTACGCCGAGACGGTTGCCGGTCTTGAGCGCCTGATCGAGGAGGTGGGGGAGTGAGCACTAAGGACGTGCGCGAAGCGTTCGACAAGCCCGAGCGGGTCGAGCCGATGGATGGGGGCCAACCGCCCCGCACCCCGGATGATGCAGGCGCGCCGCCGCCTCCCGAGGATCCGGTCGATCCCGTCTATCTGGCGAGCCAGCAGAGCGAAAACGACTATGGCAATGGGCAGCGGTTCATCATCCACTTTGGAGACGACCTTATGTTCGTGCCGCGTGTTGGCTGGTTCACCTGGACCGGCGCCGTGTGGCAGGCGGATCCCGACGAGCTCGAGGTCCGGCGTCGTGCGCAACAGATCGGGCCGCTGATCCTCGAAGAGCTCGATTACCTGAGACTGCCGCAGGTTCAAATGGACCTGATCGCAGAAGAGGACGTGTTGGTCCTGCGGCGTGTCGAGATCGAGGCCATACCCGCCAAGGATCGAAGCTCAGACCAGGCCACCGAACTAACCGAGCTGAGATTGAAGCTGGACCGGATTTCTGAGGCGAAGAAGAAACTGTCGGAGCGCCGCGCCGCCCGCCGTCGAAAGGCGGTGCAGGCAGGTAATTCCGGTCCGATCGATCACATGGTCGCCGAAAGTCAGACCTCGCTCGCGGTCCCGCTCGAGCAGCTCGACGCGGCCCCTTTCGACGTCAACTGCTTGTCGGGCGTCGTCCAGTCGAGGGTGACCGAAGAGCCGACCGACGACGGTCGCAAGATCCGCTATGCGCAGGTCGATCTCGTGCCCCACGCCCGCGAGCAACGACTGACCAAAATCATGCCGGTCGAGTACGACCCTGACGCGACTGCCCCCGGATTCGAAAAGTTCCTCACTCGGGTGCTGCCTGACCCTGACATACGGGCGTTCCTTCAGCGATGGTTTGGCGTCGCCATGACGGCCGAGCCGCTGCAGAACATGGTGTTCCTCTTTGGCTCGGGTGCGAACGGCAAATCGGTGCTGGTCGATATCATCTCGCGCGTGCTGGGTGACTACGGCGCCACGGCTCGGATCGAAAGCCTGACCGGGACGAACCGACGCGGCGGTGGCGACGCGACGCCAGACCTCATTCCGCTTATTGGCTCGCGCCATGTGCGGACGTCTGAGCCTGACGAGGGGATGCGGCTTCAGGAGGGGCTAATCAAGGAATGGACCGGCGGCGAACCGATCCTCGTCCGCGCCTTGCACTCCGACTTCATCGTGGTGTTACCCAAGTTCAAACTCACGATGTCGGGGAACCACAAGCCGGACATTCGCGGAACGGACGATGGGATCTGGCGACGCTTCCTCATGGTCCCGTTCACGGAACAGATCCCCGTGGCCGAGCGGGATCCGCACCTCGTCGACAAGCTTTGGGAGGAGCGCGATGGCATCTTCCAGTGGCTGATCGTGGGTCTGAACCAGTTCCAGGAGATCGGTCTGTCGCCGCCCGATGCGGTGGTCGCGGCGACGGCCGAGTTCCGCGCCGAACAGGATCCCGTCGGTGACTTCCTTGCGACCTGCACCGTGGTGACTGGTCGCCCCGAGGACACGGTCACGAGCTCTCGGCTCGTCGAGGCCTTCACCTTCTGGCTCATGAAGAACGGACAGGGCGCCTGGAAACCGACAACGGTCTCACGCCGCCTGTCCGACAAGGCCGAGCGATGGCGACATCCCAACGGCGGCCAGAGCTTCACCAAGCGCAAGGCGTCGACCGTGTTCTATGACGGGATCCGGCTGACCGAAGTGTTTGCACGCGACCTCGACAATGCTCCACGCGATCATCGGGGCGGTTTCCTGCGCGGTGAAGTCGCAACCCCCGACCCCGATCCATCGGATGTACGGGAGGGTTGGGAGGATTGAGCCGCTCGTGGGAGGATAACGCCCGCTCCGGGGTCTGGGGGAATGTCTCGCAATCTTATGGGCTTACCAGTCGGCGTGGGAGGGTAGGGAGGCTAGGGAGGATGTTTCCGACCTACGCACGTGCGAGATATGAACCGGGGTCTGGGGGAAAGTTGCCTCACATGCGTTGGGTCGGTTTTTGCCTCCCTATCCTCCCTACCCTCCCACAGCGTTGCGTTTTCCTCGCTTTTTCAGGGCCTTATGCTTCCTCTTGGTTCGCGCCCTATCCTCCCATGAAACCACCTTGATCCTCCCTACCCTCCCTGATGAACCAGACGAGAAACAACAGGTTGTAGAACGGGGCGCAGACCCCACCAAATATAGAGGTCCGACATGATGGCGGTGCGGAATTGGGACAGTGAGACGTTTGAACCGAAGGACGGCTTGGCCAGACCGAGGCGCGGTGCGGTTGTTGATGTCGGGATCTGGGATCTGGTGCAGTGGGCGTTCCAGGTGGAAGGGGCGAGCCTCAACTTCGATGAGGTCGGGATGCGGTACAACGTCGGGATCGAGTGGATCCTGATCGAGCAGGCCCGGCTCGGGTGCCGCCCCGACGGCGGCGGCCGGTCGGACCCGCACCCTGACGCCGACATCGTTGCGGCCGCCCTGACCGTGCTGCCTGAAGCTTACGGTGGTGCTGGCATGGCGATCACCATTGCCGAGTGTGCCCGCACTGGCCGGATGCCGGACTGCATGCCTAGTGCCGTGGCACGGTGCGCGCCGCGTGGGTGGCGTCGCCACAAGACGGGCACATATGCCGAGCGGGAATACTGGACGGGGCCGGGCCGATGGCCTTCGACCTGGTTGTCGGACAAGTACGGGTATGTCTGCCCGGTCACATACACGGGCACAGCCGTCGACGTTGGTCGGGCACGGCGCGCCTATCTTCAGTGGTGGTCAGCCTTGCTAGAGCTGCGTCATTGCCTGTCGATAGGCCGCAGCCTATCGGCCTTTCGGCTGACCGACGCGATGCCGCGGCGCGAGCCTTGGAAAGATAAAGCTTGACCTCATTCCCAATCTATTGACATCTTGCCTGCGAACCGAACTGCGCCCGAAGCTGAGACCCAGCCTCGGGCGCTTCTCGTTTGGGAACGCCATGATCTCGATCTCAGGGAACATCGAAAGGCTAGTGCGTCAGTTGGACGACGTGCAGGCCCGGCAAATCCCCTACGCCCTTTCAAGGGCATTGAACGACACGGCCAGGGATGTGATCGAAGCCGAGAGGCTGCACATGGTCTCGGTATTCGACCGACCGACCAGGTGGACGCTCAACGCCTTTCGGGTCGAGCGCTCGTCGAAGTCGAACCTCGTCGCTACGGTCGAGCGCAAGTCTGCAGTCGGTCGCCGCTTCTACCTTGAAGTGCAAGCCGAGGGTGGCGCGCGACCGCAGACGGGGCTTGAGCGCGCGATGGGATACCGGCTGAAGTACGCAGGACAGATCGTCGCCGTGACACCAGCGGCGGGCATGAGACTGACAGCGGCTGGCAACATGTCCCCCGCGATGGTGAGCCGCGTAATCGCCGCCGTACAGGTTCAGCTGGACCGGCAACAGAACACGACCGCGAGATCACGCATGCGCGCGCCGTCTCGGGCGCAGTACTTCGTGCCGCGCCCCGGATCGAAGCTCTCGCCTGGGATCTGGGAAAGGCGCGGCAAGCGGACGTTGCGCAAGGTGATGCACTTCACCACCGCGGTGCCGACGTACACGCCGCGATTTAAGTTCGAGGAAGTCGCGGTCCGTAGGTCGCGCGAGACGTTCGAAGCCAACTTCTACCGCTGGCTGCAGCACGCGCTTGCGACAGCGAAATAGGCGACGGGTCCTTCCTCATGGCGCCCGCATGCGGGTTATTCGCGCCCCGTTGGAATTGGGTGAGATTAGGTTTCGGGGGGTTCGTTTTGAGGTTGTTGTTGTTGTCCCGGTGAGGTCGGCAGCAGTGAGACAGGCAAGAGGCAAGGATGACCGAGAAGGATCTGGCCGAGCTGCGGGCGAAGTTCCCGTTGCCAGACCACATCAAGGATACGCCGGTCAATCGCTACCAGCTCGCCCAGGCGATGGATGTGAGCGAACCGACGATCACGAAGTGGCTGCAAGATCTCGAGAACCCGCTACCGGTGCTCGAGGTGGGTGGGAACGGTCGCGAATACAAGTTCCGGCTCGCCGACTGCTACGCCTGGCGCATGGCGCGTAACGATGCCGAGCAGTTGGCAAAAGACGAGGCGAGCCGTTCTGCGGCCCAGCTGGCGCTCCTCTTTCGCAATGCCGATGACGGGACCGACCCCGAGTCCTTCCTGACGGCGCGGCAGGTGAAGGACGAGGCGGATGCCGACTATGCCCGAAACCGGGCTGCAGAGTTGCGCGGCGAGTTGGTGCGCGCCTCTCGCGTCGAAGAGCTCTTCGAGCTGATGATCGACGAGTTCAAGAAATCGGCAACCACGCTCGCCGATTTCTGCGAGATGGAGTTCGGTCTCGATCCCGCTGAGGTCGACAAGATCCAGCGCCGAGCCGACGAGGTCCTGATCCAGTCACGGGTCAAGTTCCAGGAACTGATCGACGGGCGGCGGGCCGGCGTCGTGGGGGCGATCGTCGGCGACCAGGGAGAGATGGGCGTCTGATGGTGCAAATGACCGACGCGGCGATCGGCAGCCTTGGCGCCTTCGCGCCACTGCCGCCACTCAGGACCCCGGAAGACATCTTGTCCGACGCGCTGCCGGTCATGGATCCACCGAGCCGGATCACGGTCACGGATGCGGCCGAGCGCTACATCCGGGTGCAGGCGCAAGGGGCTTGGCAAAGCTACGACAGGAGCGTGACGCCCTACATGGTCGAGCCAAGCGACATCACGCAGTCGCGCCGGTTCAAGACGGTCGTGTTCGTCGGTCCGTCGCAGTCCGGCAAGACGATGATGTTGCAGACCACGGCTCTGCATGCGCCGATCTGCGATCCCAACCCGATCCTGATCGTGCACATGTCGAAGAGCGACCGCGACAAGTGGGTTGAGGAGAAGCTGAACCCGCTGATCCAGAACAGCCCGGTGATCAGGGACCGGCTGGGGCGTGCCCGTGACGACGACACATTCAGCCGGAAGCGTTTCCGGGGTATGCGGCTCACAATCGGATACCCAACGCCGACGATGCTTTCGGGCGGGACCTACAAGATGGTCCTCTTCACCGACTATGATCACCATCCGGCCGTGCTCGGCGGCAAGGACAATCCCGAAGGAACGCCTTACCGGATGGGGCTGCAGCGGGTGAAATCCTACCTGAGCCGGGGCCTCGTCCTGGTCGAGAGCAGCCCTGCCTATCAGGTGATAGACCCGAGCTGGCGACCATCGCCAACGGCGCCGCACGAGATGCCGCCCGTCGGTGGCGGGATCGTGCCGCTCTACAATCAGGGCACGCGGGCCCGTTGGCACTAGGAATGTCCCGATTGCGCTGGCGAGTTCGAGCCTCGGTTTGATCGACTGCACTATGACGATGCACTGGATCCCGGCGACGCCGGCGACCACGCCGAGATGGAATGCCCTCATTGCGGGAGCCTGATCGCGCATCGTCACAAGATGACCTTGAACCGTGCTGCACTCGCGGGGCGCGGCGGCTGGCGCCATGAGGGACCGGACGGCACGGTGGTCGCGCTTGGCGACACCGGGATCCGCAAGACGGACGTCGTGAGCTACGCGCTCAATGGCGCGGCCGCGACCTTTGCCAGCTGGCGTGATCTGGTCGCCAACTACGAGGAAGCTCGGCGGCGGGCCGAGCAGCTGGACGATCATACCGACCTGGCGACGGTCCATTACACGGAGATCGGTGTTCCGTTCTGCCCGAAGCAGGGCGAAACCGAAGAGATCGGCGTCGCCTTCCTGCGCGACGAGGGTCACGACCTTGCACGCGGGATCGCCCCGGCGTGGACACGGTTCATCACCGTCTCGATCGACGTGCAGGGCACATATTTCGCGGTTCAGGTCACGGCCTGGGGTGACGGATCTTGCGCCCAGGTGGTGGACCGCTTCGACATCACCCAGCCGTCGGCGGATGCGCCGAATGCGGAGCGTGACGAAGATGGAAACGGCCGGACGCTCGACCCCGGCAAATACATCGAGGACTGGGCGGTGCTCGACGCGCTCAGCACGCGGGTCTGGCCGGTCGACGGCGCCCAATACGGCCTGCGCGCCGCTGGGCTAAACGTGGACTTTCAGGGGCAGCCCGGGGTCTCCGACAATGCCGAGGCCTTCTGGAAGGCCCGCAAGAAAGAGGGCTACGGCCGGCGCTGGTTCGTGACGAGGGGCAATGGTGGCAAGCAGGCCTCGCGTCTCTGGCTGGCGACCCCCGAGCGCAAGTCTGGCGGAGGCAAGGGTCGCTCGATCAAGATCCTGAACTTCGCGACCGACCGGGTGAAAGAGTCGGTGTTCGCGATGCTGAGCCGCGGGAGTTCGGCCGCCGGCGGGCTGATCATCCCTCGCTGGATGACCGACGACAGGATCGAAGAGTTCGTGTCTGAGTTCCGGAACGCCAAGAACGTCTGGGAAAAGAAACCGGGCGTCGTCCGCAACGAAAGTTTCGACCTCTCGGTCATGGCGCGAGTCGTCGCCGAGCAGCTGGGCCTGAAGAAGATCAACTTCGACACGCCGCCCGACTGGGCGATCGGTGGCGAGCAGAACCGTCACGCCGTCCCGGCTGAGGCAACCGAACCGGGCACCGCCGAACTGCATGCGCTGCCGACGCGGCGCGTGCCGCGCCGACTATTCTGACAGGGAGCCTTCATGGCCGACTATACCGAAACAGACCTCGCCGCCATTCGGTCGGCGATCTCGAAGGGTGCGCGCAGCGTCCAGATGAACGGCGAGCGCGTCGAGTTCCGCAGTCTGTCCGAGATGCAGCGCATCGAACGCAAGATCATGGAGGACCTTGGCCTCTCCGCCACGACACGGATTCAGGTGCCGACAACGAAGAGTGGCTGGCGATGAGCAGGAAAGCCCCGGCACAACCGCCCCTCGCGAGCCGCGTGAACGACATCATCGCAGCCTTCGCGCCCCGTCTCGCCTTCCAACGAGAGATGGCCCTATCGCAGCGCCGTGCCCTGACCTCGATGTCCGGGCACTATGACGGGGCCGGCCGCACAACGCGCGCCTCGGATTTCCGGTTCAACCGGACCGACGCCATCGAAGCAGGACGCGCCGACCGCTCGCGCCTGAGCTGGATGTCCCGCGACATGCTCCGCAATAATCCTCGCGCCGTGCGGGGCCGGCGTCAGCTGATCAACCACGTAGTCGGCGCAGGCATCTTGCCGTCTGTCCATACTGAAGACGACGATACGGCGGCGCGCGACGAGGTCGACCGGCTCATCCGAAGACACTGCCTGACCCGCAACTGGGATGTCGATGGCCGCCTTACGATGCTGGGCCAGCAGGCGCTCGGGTTTGGTACGATCGTCACGGATGGTGAGGTTCTGTTTCGTCGCCGTTTCCGCCGGACATCGGACGGCTTTCCGCTGAACTTTCAGGTGCAGGTCCTGGAAGCCGATTTCCTGAACGCGCAGATCGACGGAAAGCTCGCGAACGGGAATACGGCCATCCAAGGCATTGAGTTCGACGCTATCGGTCGCCGCGTGGCATACCATATCTTCGCGGAGCATCCCGGCAGCCGCTGGGGGGCCATGCCGCCCACGAAACGAATCCTCGCAGAGAACATCATCCATGCGTTCGATCCCTTGCGGCCGGGGCAGCAGCGCGGTGTGAGCTGGTTCGCTCCGGTGGTGACGCTCCTGCACGAGCTTCAGAAGTACCAGGACGGACAGGTGAAGCGACAGGAAGTCGCGGCCATGTTCGCCGCCATCTGGAAGACTTCGGAGACACCGACCGACCTTGGCGAGCTGGCGCCCGGTTCGGTTCTGAACATCGGCGACGAGGATGAGATCGACTTCACAGATCCGCCGACCGTCGAAGGTTACGAGCCGTTCATGCGCGTGACCGAACGCACGATCGCCTCGGCGCTGGGGCTCACCTATGACCAGTTCACCGGGGACACGAGCCAGTCCAACTACACCTCGCATCGGGCGGGGCGGATGGCGACGGACCCGAACATCCGGGACTGGCAGCAGAACCTGATGATCGCGCAAGTCTGTGACCGGTTCGCGGCTTGGATCGAAGAGGCCGTGCAAGATGTCGCCGACCTGGATCCGGACAGTTACGAGATCCGCTGGACCCCGCCGGCTCGCCCGGTGGTGGATCCTTCGAAGGATGCGAATGCCGACAAGGCAGAGATCGAGGCGGGCCTGGCGAGCCGCCGCAGCAAGCTGCGCGAGCGGGGCAAGGATCCCCTGAAGGTCGAGGCCGAGATCGCCGAAGAACGCGCTGCCGCCAAGGCTGCGAGCGTCGGCTACAGCACCGACAAACACGACCCTGCACCCGCTGCCACTGACACGAAAGGAACCTGACATGGCCCCGACCGCACAGATCGCCGCGAAGGTGTTCAACACTCCGCTCATGATCGACCCAGAGAAAGCTGCCGTGATCATTCAGGCTCTTGGCCCCCGGTTCCTCGAGATGGGCGACGTCGCTCTCGACTTGCACGGTGTTCAGCCGTCCGCCGACCGCTGGGAGGCGCGTCCGGAGGCCGCCTCGATAATCGGGGGAAGCCTCTATCGCGGGGTCAAGAAACACGCGGCCTATCTCAACGTGCAGGGGGTTGCGGTCATTCCGGTGACGGGCACGCTCGTTCGGCGTGGGTCTTTCGTCGGCGAAAGCTCGGGCATGACCAGCTACGAAGGGCTGAGTGCGCAGATCCGCGCGGCGGCCGAAGACGAGACCGTCCGCGCGATCGCCATGGAAGTCGACAGTTTCGGAGGTGAAGCGGCTGGCATCTTCGAACTGATGGCCGACATTCGCGCGGCCCGGGAGAAAAAGCCGGTCTACGCCTTCCTCGCGGAATACGCGCTGTCGGCCGGCTATGCGCTCGCATCACAAGCGGATCGCGTGACGATCCCGCCGTTCGGGAAGGCTGGGTCGATTGGCGTGGTGGTGATCCATGCCGACTATCAGACGCAGCTCGAAAATGCCGGTGTGAACGTGACGCTGATCCATTCGGGCAAGCACAAAGTCGACGGCAACCCGTACCAGCATCTCAAAGGCGAAGTGCGCGATCGGATCCAGCAGGAGAACGACGCGATGTGGCTCGCATTCGCTGAAGCGGTCGAGCAAGGCCGTCGCGGCAAGATCACAGCGCAAGGCGCGATGAAGCTCGAGGCCGGCGTCTTCACCGGGCTGGATGCCTTGAGGTACGGGCTGGCGGACGAGGTGATCGAGGCGCGCGCTGCATTCGAGGCGTTGGTCGAAAAGCTCAACCCGCCGGCCAGATCCGGTGCGGTGAGCGCGGGACCTGCCGCCGCGGCCGCGATGGCGGCGGGGCGTGTCGCAACGGGTGTCTCTCTCGTTGCCAGTTCCATCACCGACGTCGCGGCCCTCACGACCTGGATCGAGGAGCACATCGACGATCTGGGCGGGCCCGTGACGCTTCAGGGCGAAACCATTCAGCTGCAGGACCTCGAAACGGTCCTCGCCGAAGATTGCAGCCCCGGCTGCGAAACCGGGGCGGAGGCCCCTTCATCCAAGGAGACTGACATGACGAAAGATGTCACCAAGCCGGACGCTGAAGAGCAGAAGGCAAAGACCGCGACGGCGCCCGTGCCGTCCGCTGAAGAGGCCGTACAAGCGGAACGCGAACGAGCCTCGAAGATCACCGCGAAGGTCGCTCAGGCGGGGCTCCCGTCGAGCTTCGGACAGAAACTGATCTCGGACGGTGTGAGCCTTGAGGCCGCCTACGACAAGATCCTCGACGAGAAAGCGGCCAAAGCTCAGGATGGCGGCGACATCAATGGTGGCACGCCGACGGCCAAGGTGACGGGCGACGTCGTCGACCGGACCACGGAAGGCATCACCAAGGCGCTCTACGCCCGTGTTGGGCTCGATGGTGGCGAGCGCAACGAGTTCACCGGGATGCAGCTGCGCGAGATGGCGCGGGCCTCGCTCACGGCACGCGGCATCAGTGTTCAGGGCGGTGCAATGGCACTTGCCGGTGCGGCCTTCTCGCCCGCGGGTGCGTCGGGCGGCATGCACTCCACGAGCGACTTCGGCAACATCCTCGCCGATTTCGCCAACAAGTCGATGGTGAAGGGGTTCGAAGAGACCGAGGAGACCTTCGAACAGTTCACCTCGACCGGGACGCTGGGCGACTTCAAGCCGACCAAGCGCGTCGGCCTCGATGCCTTCCCGTCGCTGACCGAGGTGCCGGAAGGTGCCGAGTTTAAGCATGGCACGATCGGCGATCACGGTGAGAGCGTCGTGCTCGCGACCTACGGCCGCCTCTTCGCCCTCACCCGCCAGACCATCATCAACGACGATCTCGACGCCTTCAGCCGGATTCCGATGAAGATGGGCCGCGCGGCACGCCGCACCGTCGGCGATCTGGTCTTTGCGATCTTGACCGGCAACCCGGACATGTCGGATGGCACCGCCCTCTTCCATGCTGACCATGCGAACCTTGCTGGGTCGGCAGGTCTGCCCGGCGAGGCCACGATCAATGCGGGCATCACCGCAATGGCCACCCAGAAGGACCGGGGAGGCAACGCGACCGCGCTGAACATCCCGGCGGCCTTCCTGATCGCCGGGCCCAACAATCGCTCGGCGGTGCTGCAGGCGCTCAACAGCGAGTATGCGCCGGATGACACCGACAAGGTTGGCACCGCGAAGATGCCGCGCGCCTACAACACGGTGCGCGACGCGGCCAAGCCGATCTTCGATGCCCGGATCTCTGGCGACGCATGGTTCCTCGCCGCCGATCCGAGCCGGTTCGACACGATCGAGGTCAGCTACTTGGACGGCATCGCGCTGCCCTTCCTCGATCAGCAGGACGGTTGGACGGTCGATGGCACCGAGTTCAAGGTGCGCCTCGACGCGGCCGCCAAGGCCCTGGCCTGGGAGGGTCTTTACAAGAACGCCGGCTCCTAAGGCGTCCGAGACCTTTCCAACCTGAGGGCGGCTCAAGTGGTCGCCCCCAGTCGTTTTCGACTTCGATCAAAGGATCAGAACAATGCAGAACTTCGTTCAGAACGGCGCCGTGGTGGAAGTGCCCGCGCCCTATGCTGTCAGCTCGGGCGGCGGTGCCCTCGTCGGCTCGATCTTCGGGATCGCGCAGGCCGATGCCGAGAGTGGCGCAACCGTCGCCCTGGTGCGCTCGGGTGTATTCACCCACGCCAAGACCTCGGCTCAGGCCTGGACCGTCGGCGCCAAGCTCTATTGGGATGACACCAACAAGGTGTTCACCACCGCGGCCTCGGGCAACACGTTGGTCGGTGTCGCGATGGCTGTGGCGGCGAACCCGTCGGCCACGGGGACGGTGCTGCTCGACGGCGCCGCTCGGTAGTGTCGATCTTCGCCGGCGTGTCGGGCGTGCTGAACGGAGTGTTCGGCGCGTCCGTCACGATCACACCGGACGGCGAGGCTGCGCGCGCGATCCAGGCGGTGTTCCGGGAAAACCCTGTGACGGTTCCGGATGGCGACGGCCGGGAGATCGTCACGGTCCTGCCCGTCTTGAGTGTACCACGCGACGTCGAGGCTTCGCTTGCGAGCGGCACTGTCGTCGAGCCCGGCAACGGCCGCACGTACCAGGTGGTCAATGGACTGCCGTCCGGCTCGCCTGCCGATGACGGCTTCACCATCTATGAACTCGAGGAAATCGACCCATGAAGAAATACCCGATGATTGCGCTCATGACCCTGTCTGCAACAGCGACACGGGGCAAAGTTAAGCGCGGCGCCGCGTTCGAGGCGACCGAACAGGAGCGCCGCGATCTGATCCAGTTCGGCCGCGCTGAAGATCAGCCGGACAAAGCCAAGGCGAAGTCCGAGACGTGACGCATCCCCGCAAGGCATACCGTGACGCGGTCCGGACCGCCCTCTCGGCCCATGCCGACCTGTCCGGCGTTGCAGCCTGCCGGGCATGGGCCTTACCCAAAAACGACGAAGAGCTGCCTGCATTCACCGTGGTCACGCGCGACGAACGGGCCGAGATGGACACAGGGGACAACGCGAGTCGCAATGTCGAGCTCGCCGTTGTTCTGAAATGTGCAGGGGGCGACGAAATCGAGGACACGCTCGACGGCTATTCCGAGGCGATCGAGGCGGTCGTGATCGACGTCCTTGACAGCTGGCCGACCGAGCTCCCGTTCTACCAGGTCACGCGGGTGCTGACCCAAGTCGAAGGCGGCTCCAAGAAGCGGATCGGCACTCTCGAAATCCATTTTGCCATCACCCGCTACGCGGACGAAGGCGCCCAATCCTGACATAATCGCCATCCAAGGAGAACCGATATGGCACGACACACCGGCAAGAACGGCACGGTGAAAGTCGACGGCACCGACATTGCAGGTCTGGTTTCGTTCGACATCACGGAAGAAATCGGCGTCGAGGACATCACCGCCGCAGGCGACACTTGGGAGGATCACGATACGACCCTCAAGAAGTGGTCAGGATCGATCACGATGCGCCTTGACCATTCGGCCGACGGCCAGGACCTGCGCGCTGGCGACGAGATTGCCTTCCAAGGCTACACCGAGGGGGACGCAACCGGGAAAACCTATCTTTCCGGAACGGCTACGGTGACCAGCCATGGCGTGAACCACGAATATAAATCGCCGGTCGAGCGCACCTATTCGATCACCGGCAAGGGCGCGCTTTCGGTCGCGACGGTGTCGGCATGAGTGACATTCTCCAGACGATCTCGCAACGCCATGCCGATCAGACAGCAACGGAGATTGACGTTCCGGAATGGAACACGAAGCTCTATTTCACGCCGCTCACGGCCGCGGAGCGTGCGTCGATCCGGAAAGGAATCGATGCCGAGGATGACGGCGAAATGATGATCGCAAGCATCATCCGAAAAGCCTGCGACAAGGATGGCAAGCGTGTGTTCGAGGACACCGCAGAGACGCGCGCAATTCTGTCCGGCAAAGCCGAGTTTTCGGTGATCCGGCGCATCATCGAGGCGGCCGACAGTGCTCGAGCCAAGATGACGTCCGACGACGTAAAAAACGTCTGATGGGCGACCCGGCCGCGCAGAGCATTCTCGCGGTCGCGGTCGCCCTAGGCAAATACCCGCACGAGGTCGCAGCGGAAATGTCGGAAGAACAGATCGCCGTGACCGCAACATACCTCACGCTCAAGGGCAATTGACCTCGCCGTGCTTCAAGATCTGAAATTCTCAGTCCGAGCCGACAATAAAACCGGCCCGGCCATGAAGGGTGTGTCGAACTACCTGAAGGGTGTCGAGACCCAGTTGACGCGCATCAATACTGCCGCCGCCAAAAGTGCCACAATCAACAACTACGGACGCAGCTTGGTATATTCTGGTTCTGCGACCGCCCGGCTCGGCAAGAGCGCCGGTGGTGCTGCTGGGTCTATGCGCATGCTGACTCAGCAGCTAAGCCAAGTCGGACAGCAGGCAATGGCTGGCGGCGACTTTGTCAGAGCGTTGGCTATTCAATTGCCGGATATGGGTCTGGCTTTTGGCGCCGCAGGGACCGCGATTGGTCTTGTTGCAGGTATCGCACTTCCATTCCTCATGGAGGCTTTATCCGGAAGCGAGGGAGAGGCAAACGATCTTGAGAATGCGCTGAAGTCCGTCGAAGGGATCGTCTCGAGGCTGAATGATCCGCTGGACGTTTTGTCGATGTCGGCGGGGGATCTGGCAGAAAAGTACGGCGAAGCGGCTGACAAGGTTCGGGCATATGCGAAGGTTCAGGCCGAAATCGCAACGGCAGAGGCAACGGCGGGCATTGAAGCCCTGACCCTTGCGGTCGGCGACTCTATCCGGATGTTTGAGACCTCTGCCACGGGTGGTCGAGAACTGCGAAACACCCTTCTCCGGATCACTGATCAGTTCGGTCTGGCTGGTGCAGAAGCCCGGAAGTTCGAAGGCCTTTTGTCAGACTGGCGAAACGCGGACGGCGCGCGCGCGCAAGAAGATGCCTTTGCCAATGTGCTGCAGTACATGCGGCAAATGAACATCACGGCCAGCGACCTTCCGCCAGAAATGCGTTCGGTCGTCAGCGAGATGATCAAGCTCATGCGCAATTCGGAGGAAGCTCGGGCTGTCATGGACGCCCTATCCGATGCTGCCAGCGGTGTCGCGCCCGCCCTAAAGCCGTCCGTCGCCGTCGCCTCTTCGCTTGCCGACCAACTCGGCAGAGCTTTTTCGGCTGCTCAAGCGCTCGCAAACCAGCAGGTCAACGACCTGCTGGTTCAGAAGATCAAGCTTGATACCGTCGGGCAACCGATTGATCAGGCCGGCGCTCTGGCCGGCGCTCAGTTCGATGCGCGCGTTCCCTCGGGTATCGACATCGGCTTGCAGAATGCGATGGGTATTCGGGGCCAACGCAGCCAATACATTAACAACGCGCGCCAGCTGGCCGTGATGTCGGCCGCCGAGAAAGCTGCGCTCGCAGCTCTTCGCGATACCGACGGCAACCGCGGTAGTAGCGGTGGCGCTGGGGACGAGGCCGACAAGCTCACTCGTTCACTCGACACGCTGCTCGGGCAACTCGATCCCGTTTACAAGGGAATGCAACAATACCGTGAAGCTACTGACCTCCTGACTCAGAGCCTGAACGCCGGAAAAATCACACAAGACGAGTTCAACACCTATCTGCAGAAGGCTCAGGACCAGTTCCTGAAGAGCGGAGAGGAGCTCAAGAACTATACTCAGGAAGTCGGGGATTTTCTGGGAGATTTCGGTGTCCTCGTCATGGAGAACGTCGACAACCTGGACGACCTGAAGGCTGCGGTGAACGACTTTGTCCGCTCTGCGATGCGCGACCTTCTTAAGCTCGCCATCTCGAAGGGCTTCCAGGCTTTGATGAGTCTCGCCTTCGGCGGCACTGGCGGCTCTCTAATCGGTGGTCTTTTCGGTGGCGTGGCCGCAGGGGGTGGTGGCGGCCTCCTTTCTTTTGCGGGTGGTGGTCACACGGGCGCAGGTCCCAGATCTGGCGGTGTCGATGGATTGGGCGGGTTTCCTGCCATCCTCCACCCCAACGAAACGGTCGTTGATCACACCAAGTCCGGCGGCGCGACTGTTCAAATCCACATCGGGGCCGAGGTGCCCAGAGGCACCGTTCAGCATGATCAGGATCGCATCGACATTCAGCTTGGTCCCCTGATTGCCCAATTCATCGAGTCGGGCGCGTTGGATCGCGCGAACCGAAACAGGTACGGTCTCGTGCCGCGCGGGCGGGGCGCCTGATCGTGACTATTCCATCATGGCCTTCGGACTTGCCGTTCATCGATCAACTCAGAGGCCTTTCTCTGAACGGCCCGGACGGCAACAGGCGCACGTTCGTGTCGGATAGCGGCAACACGAAAGTGCGGGCGGTGACCACGGCCGCCGAACGCATGATGTCCGGCCGCACCCGCCCATTGACCGCAGCTGAGTTCGAGAACTTTGAGAATTTCTGGAACTACGACCTCTCACAGGGCACTTTGTCGTTTGCGGCTCCGCACCCCATGACGGGGACGGTGACCGTGTTCAGATCCGATGGGTCCCCCTATCAGCCGATGCCGGTCGGGGGTGGCAAGATCCGAGTCGGCCTGTCGCTTGTGGTGCTGCCCTGATGCCCTGGCTCGACGCGATCAACGACGCTGAGACCGCCGAGGTCGTCCTAACCCTCGTCACGCTCGATCATGCCGATTGGGCTGCGCCTGTGCGGCTGGTGAACGACGTCGCGGACTTCGAGCATGACGGCGAGACCTACACCGCCGCCGGGTTCCAGGTGGCGATGCCGGACCAGGCCGAGGATCGCAACGCGGCGATGCGTTGGACCCTGAACGACGTCGATCACGATGTCGCGGTGCTGCTCAGAACGACCAACGACGTGATCGACATCGAGGTCAGCTACGTGCTCGCCTCGGATCCCGACACGGTGCAGGCGGGGCCGTTCGAGGCCGAGATCCGGCAGGCCGACCTGCGCTATGGATCAGTGTCCGGTGCGCTTGTCGTCTATCCGGTCATGGAAGAGGTCGCGAACGCGTCGTTTCGGTTCTCGACCGGCGACTTTCCAGGGCTGATCTGATGCACTGGTCCGAGCGGTGGCTTGGCAAACCCTATGCGGTGCTCGGCCGGGGGCCGGATGCGTTCGATTGCCTCGGCCTTTTCATGGCCGTACAGAACGCCGAGTTCGGCCTCTCGCTCGATTATGGCCTCGTCCCGCTCGGCCCGGCCGAGGAGGACGCCCGCGCCCGCCACATCGGCGCCTGGCGCAAGGTCGGGGTCGCACGGCAGGGTGACGCGGTCCTGATCCGCCACGGCCGAGGCTGGCATGTCGGGGTCGCACTCGACAATTCGCGCATGCTGCATTGCACCGAGCCCGCCTCGGTCATCGAACCATACCGCTCGCCCAAATGGGGCAAGCGGCTCGAGGGTGTTTACACGTATGTCCATTGACGTGCAGGTCCGGGCGCATCCGCTGCTCGGACAAGCCGATCACACGACCGTTCCGGCCGGGTTGACCGTTGCGGGTATCGTCGCGCGGGTGTCGACCATGCGCCATGCCGAGGTCGTTCTCTTGCGTGACGGCCACGCCTGGCCCGTGCGCCGCGAGTACCACGACAAGGTGCGACCCGCGCCCGGCACGACCGTGATCGTGCAGCCGCGCGTCGGGGCGACGGCGGTGTTCGGGATGGCGGTGACATGGCTTGCCGGTGCGACCGCCCTGACGACCACCGGGGCGACCCTCGTCGTCGCGGGTGTCGCGATCGCGGTGTCGGTCGCTGGCCTGCTCCTGACCCGGTCGTTCCTGTCGGCCGATGCGGACCCGAACCAGCGCGCGGCCGACCGCGAGAACCCGACGATCCGGGGCCTGCAGAACATCTATCCGTCGATGGGCACGCCGGTGCCGATGGTCCTGGGCCGTCACCGTATGGCGGCGGTCAAGACGGCGACGGGGTATACCGAGCTTGACGATCAGACGGTTTACCGGGTCGAGCGCATGACGTTCGGTGTCGGTCCGGTGCTGATCGACGACCTGAAGATCGGCACGACCGAGATCGCCAAGTTCAAGGACGTGCAGCTGCAGTTCCGCAACGTCGACCGGACCGAGACGCTGGCACGGATCCCGGCGCTCGCCAATATGGATGTCGACTGGCTCGACGACGACGATCCGATGACGCTTTACTCGCGGGACATCTTCGAGGATCCCGAAAGCGCGAAGCTCGATCACAACGTCCGGGTGACGCGCACGACGCCCGCGAACACCACGGCCGCGACCGTCCGTTTCTATTTCGCGGGCCTGGTCGGGATCGACGACGACAATGTCAAACAGCCGCGCTATCGGCAGATCGGGATCTACTACCGACCCGCGTCGGGCGGCGATTGGGTCACGGTGTCCGAACACTGGTACAAGGGCGAGACCACCTCGGTTCTGAGGTTCGGCAAATACATCAACTTTCCCGAGCCGGGTGAATGGGACGTGTCGGTCATTCGGCTGTCCGAGGATGACGACGACGTCCGGGTGCAGGACGACAGCTATCTCGAGGCCCTGCAGTCGCGCCAGCCTGGCACCCTGCCCTCACCGTCGGGCGTGGCCGAGGTCACGCTCAGGATCAAAGCGACCGATCAGATCAACGGCGCGCTCGATCCTTTGAACGCGATCGTCTGGCAGATGGCGCCGTTCTGGAACGGGTCGGCCTTTACCGCACCCACTCCGATCCGGCATCCCGCCGATATCTTCGTGCACCTTCTGCGCTCCGATATTCGGCGGCGTCCGGTGGCCGACGCCAAGATCGACCTCGACGGCATTCGCGCCTGGCGCCTTGCCTGGCCCGACTGGCGCTGCGACATGGTCGTGACCAGCGACATCCAGCTGGGCGACCTGTGCCGTCAGGTGCTTGCCACCGGTCTCGCCATGCCGATCCACAAGGCAGGCAAATGGGGCGTGCTCACCGACCGCTCGGCCGAGCCTGCGGTGCAGATCTTCAGCCCGCGCAACACGGCCGACATGCAGGCGACCTGGACACCCTCGCCCGAGGTGCACGGGCTTCGGTTGATGCTCACCTCGGAAAAGGCGGGCTGGGATACCGACGAGATCATCGTCTATGCCAACGGTTATTCGGCGGGGAACGCGACGATCGTCGAGACCATCGAGTTCCCCGGCCTCGCGCTGGGTCGCTACGAAAGCATCGAGCGGATCGCGCGGCTGGGGTATTATCACCTCGCGCAGCTGAAACTGCGCACCACGCAGGTCAGTTTCACGACCGAGCTCGATCATCTGGTCTGCACGCGCGGCGACCCGGTGATCTTCACGACGCCGCTCCTGCGCAACCAGGTCGGCATGGGTCGGGTGTCGGCCGTCACGTTCAGCGGCGACGATATCGCCACGCTCACGCTCGACGACACTCTGCCGGGTGTGCCGGACGGCTACGAGGCGCATGTGGTCCTGCGCGGCTCGGCCGGGGCGTTGCAATACGTCACCGCGATCAAGGCGGGCCGGGGCTTCACCGTCACGGCGGGCAGCGGCGTCGCGATGGATGGTGGCGCCTTCGATGCGAACCTCGTCGCGCGTGGCGACCTCGCGACGGTCTACGAGGCCGAGACCGAGCCTGCGAAGTGGCTGGTCAAGGACATCGCGCCGGACTTCGGTGAACGTGCCCGGATCACGCTGGCCGAGGCGACCGAGGTGCCGCTTGGCGATCTGAACCGCCCGCTGCCGACCTACGACCCGCGCGTGCTGTTGATCAACGAGGCGCGCGGCATCACCGGCGGGTTCGAGTATGCGAACGGTGTGCTGTCGGTCGTCGTGCGGTGGCAAGCGCTGGATTACGGTCAGGAAACCATGTGGCGCGTGACGCTGGAGAACGGCGCAGGCGCAGCGGTCGGAACATGGACGGGCGCCGACCGGATCGCCAAGTTCCCGGTGCAGGCGGTCGTCGCCGACACCTTCACCGCCGAGATCTCGGCGCGGCTGCCGAACGGCACTTGGGGGCCGATCAAGTCGGTCGGGATCTCGACCGCGTCGTTCTTCGCGCCGCCCGCCACCGTTGCCGGGTTCGCGGTACAGGTCGCCGCCGGGCAGATCCACCTCAGCTGGCGCTCGGGCGAGACCAACGTCGAGTACTACCAGGTGCGCTACACGCCCGCGACCACCGGGGCGACCTGGGCGAGCGCGGTGCCCATGGTCCCGGTGCTGCGCGCCACGCGCACCAGCGTGCCGGCCCGCAACGGCACCTATCTGGTCAAGGCGGTCACGGCCACTGGGCAGGAAAGCGCGACGGCAAATTCGGTCGTCGTCACTTCGGCCGCGAGTCTGCCGAACGCGATCGAGACCCTGGCGCTCGCCCCGGATTTCGACGGCGACCTCGACCCCGGCCTCGCGGTCGTGTCGGGCGACCTGATCTTCGCGGCAGACAACGACATCCTCGCCCTCGATGATATCCTGCTCGAGGACAACATCCTCACCTCCTATCGGACCGCGAACACAGGGATATACACCGCCGACGACGTGATCGACCTCGGCGCGGTCGACACCGCGCAGATCTCGGCCGAGATCGAGGCGCTCGCCTATTACGACGATTTCGACATCCTCCTGATCGACGACATCACCCAGACGCCCGACCTTCTCGGCGCGGCCGATGGGGAATGGAGCCTGACCGCCCAGGTCTCGACCACCGATGACGATCCGACGGGATCGCCGACCTGGTCGGACTGGTCCGACATCGTCGTTGGGGATTACCGGGCGCGGGCGTTCCGGTTCCGGCTGGTGTTCGAGTCGCTGGACCCCCAGGTGCTCGTCGCCGTGTCGGAGTGCGATTTCATCGTCGACATGCCGGATCGTGTCGAGAAAGGCGCAAATGTCAGCGCGCCCTCGGGCGGGGTCACAGTGACCTTTCAGACGCCGTTCCGCGCGGTGCCCTCGATCGTCGTCGACGGTCAGGGCCTGCCGACCGGGGCGCGCTCGATCCGCTCGGCCGTCACGGCATCGAGCTTTCACCAGAAATTCGTCGACAGCGGCGGGTCGGACATCTCGGCGACGTTCGACTGGCAGGCGATCGGCTACGGGCAACAATAGGAGCGCACAAGGTGTCACAATACACAGGCAACACGACGGCGGTCTCGCCCCTGTCGGGCGTGGCGGCGCAGGCCGACATTCTCGGCCTGGTCAACCACCTGATGTCGCAGGGCGAGGGCGGCACCCGGCCCGCGAACATCCAGACCGGCGGCATCTGGACGAAAGACGTCGGATCGGGCGTCTACGTTCCGAAGTTCTGGGACGGGGCGTCGGACCGCGCACTGGTGCCCGAAGATCGCAGCGCGATCCGGTTCGATGTGGGGGGCACCGCGAATGCGATCACGCTGACCTCGGCGCTCGACCTCGCCAGCTTCCCGGAAGGATACCGGGGCTATTTCATCCCGACGGCCGCGAACACCGGCGCGACGACCTTCGCGATCGACGGCGGATCGGCCACGGCGGTCAAGACGGTCACCGGCGCCGCGCTTCCGTCCGGGTACATCCGCAGCGGCAAACTGACCGAGTTCTGGACCGACGGCACTGACATCTTCGTGCACCGCCTGCCGGAATATTCAACCTCGGCCACAGGGGATCTTTGGCGGTTCGAGAACAACCTGCAGATCTGTTGGGCCACCTATTCCAGCGCCGATGCGAACACCTCAATCGGAAACGGATACTGGTCGGGTGGCCTGTCCAAGAACCTGCCGGCCGCCTTCGTTGGCAACCACGTCGGCTGGGCCGAAAACCGGAGTACGGCGACCGCCTGGGCCAATGGCCGCGTCGTCAATGCGTCGACGCAATGGGGGTTCGGCGTGCATTCGTGGACGTCGCGCACCGGCGACGCGATCTATCTTGGCGCGATGGGGGAGTGGTACTGATGCGCATCGACCTGTTTCCGCAGCTGCGTTACGACGACCTGACCATCGAGGTATCGGGCGAGACCATCATCCTGAACGGGACGGCGATCGACCTGTCGGACATTCCGACCGGCGGGACGATGCCGCTCTACGCCCGCGACGAGACCGGCGATTTCCTGTTCGGTCCCAACGGCGACGTCACCATCCTGATCGACTGCCCGTGGATCTGCGGCGACATCCACCGCGACGCGACGGGCGAGCTGATCGTGCCCGTCACCCTGCCGCACCTCGCCGAGGCGTCGGAGGCGCGCCGTTTCCCCGAGCCCATCACTGTCGCCACGGACGGCCCCGTCGCCCTGCCGGAGTAAAACATGACCATTTCGACCGCCACGATTTCCGGCACGCTGGTGCTGCCGGACGATACCGCTTTGGCAACCATCGACCGGATCGAGTTCACACTCACGGGGTTCGAGACCGAGGATGCGACGATCGTGCATGAGCCGGTGTCGGCCGACGTCGACGGCAGCGGCGATTTCTCGATCGACTTGTGGCCGAACGAGCTTGGCGGGCGCTCGACCCAATACGAGGTCCATGTCGTCGTCTCGATGAACAGCGGCCAGTACGAGCGCCGGATCTCGCTGGGTAACATCTCGGTGCCCGCAGCGACGACCTATGACCTCGACGACCTGCTCGGCGTGGTCGCGTCGCAGCTGCCGGCGACGAATGCCGGCGCGGCCGCATCGGCCCTGCTCGCAAAGCAATGGGCCAACGAGGACGAGGATACGGTCGTCGCCGATGGCGAATACTCGGCCAAGCACTATGCGGCAAAGGCCGGGGCCAGCGCGACGGCGGCGGCAGGATCGGCCACAACGGCGTCCGGCGCCGCGACCACGGCCACGGGCGCGGCGTCGACCGCCACCACCAAGGCGGGCGAGGCGTCGGACGATGCCGATGCAGCGGCGGCCTCTGCCGCGAGCGCGGCGACCTCGGCGGGCACGGCTACGACGAAAGCAGGCGAGGCCTCGGACGACGCCGACGCGGCGGCGGCTTCCGCTGCAACGGCCTCAACGGCCGCCGGCACGGCCACCACGAAGGCCGGCGAGGCTTCGGACGATGCCGATGCGGCGGCGTCGTCTGCGGCGAGTGCTGCGACCTCGGCGGGCCTGGCGCTTGCCACCACCGGCCTTGCGGATTTCGACACCGTCGCGGCCCTGATCGCTGACGACACGATCCTCGGCTATTCCGGCGACGAAAAGACGCTCGACGTCGCTTCGGGCGACATCATCACGGCCAGCGACTATCGTTACCAGGTCGCCACCTCGGCCGCGTCGGACTACCACGTCATCAACGCAGGTGCGGTCAAACTCTACGCCCTCCCGAACGGCCGGGGCGAGGTCTACACCTCGCAACTGGGTTGGACCGAGGATGCGGACGTCACCACGGCCCTGACCCGCATTCTCGATCACTGGCCGACCGGCGCCTCCATCCTGCGCCAGAACGGCGATTACTGGATCCAGGGCAGCGGCTATACGATCCCCACGGGCATGAAGGCCTGGCTGGCGGACAATTACGAAACCATCGGCCACGGCGAGGAAGCGACGCGCGGGCTGTTGATGATGGACGCCTGCGACGAGAGCGCGACGGCGAACAGCCTGACCCGAGATCTCGGGACACGCTTCACGACACCTTCCGGTTTTCTGGTCGGCGGCCTGCGCCTCGATCATAACGTCGCCGTGGACGAGACCGCGCTGATCGCGGGCGGCAACGCGGGCGAGGTGTTCCACTGCGACGACAATCCGGTCGGGATCACCGTCGACAAGGTTCGGTTCGACTTCGAGGGTGGCACCGGCATCCAGATAACGAAAAGCCCGCACTGGAAGTTCATCAACTGCTACGCCGGACCGCAAAAGTACCTGCTGAACGTCGTCGGCGAGGCGCACTTCGGTCGCTACATCGGCAACCGGGGCCAGATGGGGATCACCGCCCTGAACGTCAGCGGCACGGCCCCGTCCGATTTCGGCGACAATATCAAGACGACGCCCAACACCACGCTCGGCATCGGTCCTCGCTATTGTGTCGTGCAGGACAACGAATTCATCAACGACAAGCGCGACGGCCCGGATGGCACCGGGGGCTTCCACGGTTGGACGTTCGAGCGCAACTATTTCCGCGTCCTGATCGCTGCGGTCGACATCAAGCTGGCCTATAACGTCGCAGGCGACTTTGCCGCGCGCGAGCGCCAGTATTCGCAGATCAAGATCGTCAACAACATCTTCGATGGCTGTGGCATCGTCGTCACCTCGACATGGAAAGAGCCGGATACCGGTATCGCCTTCGATGCCGACCTCCAGATCCGGGGCATCTTCGCCTGGGGCAATACGTTCCGAGCGACCCCGGGCAAGGCGGGACCGGGCTACCATTTCAAGTCCTACCGCAACCTCTTCGTGTCGCGCGGGGATCACTTCCCGTCATTCGAGGGGCGCAGCGCGGGGGATTGGGACGCGTCGACGGGCGCGTTCCCGTCAGGGTCCGTCCAGTACCGCTATTACACGGTCACGACAGGCGGCACCGTGGACGGTGAGACCTTCTCGACCGGCGAGATCGTCTATGCCCTCAAGGATGATGCGGCCACTGATACCTACGAGGGCGAGTGGTACAACACCGGCGAAACTTTCGCTCGCCTGCCCGCGATGGTGCCGGCGAAGTTCACGACCGACGGCGTCGGCACGCATATGAACGACCAGGGGGCTTGGGACGCATCCGGCGGCGCGTTCCCATCGGGTGGGTCGGTCGGTGACTATTGGACGTGCTCGGTCGCGGGGACGGTCGACGGGATCTACTTCAACGTCGGCGACTACCTGGTCCCGCTGGTCGACAGCCCGTCGACCACGGATTACGAGGGTGAATGGGAGCGCCGCCTCGGCAATGAGGGGCCGAGCGAGCATATCGTGTTTGAGAGCCTGACGCTCGACATCCGGGGCGGCGGCGCATTCCAGATCGACAATGTCAGTAAGGTCCGCGTCGATTTCGCGGACCTTCACACCAACGGCGAGGGTTCGATCACCGTCACGGCCGAGGAAGTCGAGCTGACCGGGCATATCCGGTCGGAGGCCCGGCCGACCAGCGGCGTCGCCGATGTGTTCCTGTTGAACGATTGCCGGAACGTGTTCATCGACGTGGATCTCGAGCACCAGCTCGGCGCGAGCAAAGGGGGCGCACTGGTCAAGGTCAGCGGTGACGCCCATGAGGTCTGGATCGACGGTCGCGTGCGCGGAACCTACGAGCTCATCGACGTCGGCGGCACCAATTCCGTCACGAACCTCTACCTCGGAAAGCGGTCAAGCCTTCTGGTCGAACGTCTGAGCGCCAATGTCATCTCGAAAGGGGCGAGCGCGACGATCAACGGCGCGTGGAAAGGCCGTGTCTACAATCCCGACGGGTCCGGCTGGTGGAACAATGAGCCCGAGCTGCACGATCTGACGCGGCTCATGGACGGCCACGGCCCGGAGCTGACGATCCAGGGTGGGTCGGTCACCGCGGGCTACGGTTTCCACCGCCTCGACACGCAGGCCGATGCGTCGAGCGACGATCTGGACACGATCGAGGACGGCGCAATCGGCGACGAGCTGATGGTCGCGATCGCCGACAACGCGCGCGCCGTCATCCTGAAGGACGGCACAGGCAACCTCGCCCTGACGAGCGGCGACGTGACGCTCAGTTCGACAACGGCGCAGGTGACGCTGCGCAAGCATCCCGACGGCGACTGGCATCAGGTCTAGCCGGCACCTCTCGCACAAGGAGAAACCCATGAAACAGACCCCGACCTGGCTGCGGCTGCTCTTGCACGCCGACTCAATGATTTTCGCGATCCTCGCCGGGGTCGCGCTGCTCGCGATCACCTTCGTTGCGGTGGGGAACCTGAACCCCGTGCCTCTGTCCTGGGGGATCCTCGTGTTCATCGTACTGGCCCTTGCACTGCGCGGCCGAGATCAGGGCATTGCCGCGCGTCGCGGCGATCGGGGTCGGTGGATCCGCACGCTGGTCAAGTACGCGCTCGCGATCGGGGTCACCGCCGCCGCCACGCTCTACGGATCGCGCGCCGAGGCCATGAGCGAGGCCCCGGCGCCCGCCAAGGTCACGCAGGCCGCGCTGTTGAGTCCGAACGTGACCGAGGCCAAGACGTTCGCCTATTGCCGCCTGAAGATCGTGGAGTACGAGGGGGTGCGCCTCGAGGCATACATGCCGACGCCGGACGATCGACCGACCATCGGCGTCGGCGCGACCCACATTGACGGCAAGCCCGTCACGATGGGGATGGTGATCACGATGGAACAGGCGATGGATCTCCTCGACGAGCACATGCGGCTCTACCGAACCTTCTACATGAAAGCGTTGACCGAAGAGTCGCGGCGCACCCGGCTCAACACGCCGCGCGACTGCGCCTTCACCAGCTGGACGCTGAACATCGGGGGCGGTGCCGCCCAGCGGTCGACGGCCATCAAGCGGCTGAATGCCGGGTGGATCGAGGGCGCCTGTGACGCGATGACCTGGTTCCACAAGCAGGCTGGGCGCCCGCTACCCGGACTTCAGATCCGGCGGGGCAAGGAATGGGTCGACTGCATGGCGGGGGTCTCTGTCGCGAACCAGGTGGGATTGAGGAAACGCGAGGAGCCCATCGTCGCGTGGTGGAATGCCTCAGCTGCGGTCGCACGCGGGGATCTACTGATCTTCCCTGTCGAGTTGCGGTGGTGACCCGCCTGCCGCTCATCCTCGGCGCTCTTGCGGCCGCTCTGGCGGCAGGGTGGCTGATCTACCACCTGACGACCCGGAATGCCGCTCTGCGCGCGGATCTGCGCGGGGCCGAGGCGACGATCGAGAATTACCGTGAAGCGGCGCGGGTCGCTAACGATCAGCTGCGCGCCGAGCAGGCACGAAACGCCGCGCTCGAGGCGCGGATCGACGAGTTCGCGGAACTGGAAGGGGCCGACGATGCGCTATCCGATTATGGCCGCGCTGTTCTTGACAGCGTGCGGTGAAACCACGGTTGCCCGCCAGCCGATCCCGCCGACCCTGCTCGAACCTGTGATCGTGCGCTGCGCCGCCGGCACGACGGAACGTGCGCTCGGCGAGTGTGCGCTGCGCCTGCGGGCGGGGCTGGACACGGCCAACGACAAAATTGAAGCGATCAAGGGACTGGTGACGCATGACGGGTGAGAACGGTAACCCAATGCCGCGAAAGGCATGGATGAAAGACGAGGCGATCAAGTTCGCCTTCCGGCAGTTTCTGACGATCGTCATCACGGGTTTCGTGGCTCTGACCACCGCTCTCGTCTGGGAGCCTGCGCGCGACTGGCTGGTCGGCATGGGGACAATGCCGCGTGAAATCCAGAAGCAGGGCGAACGGATCGAGGCGGTCGAGACGACGGTGCGCCGACTGACGCAGCCGCGCAAGGTGTTCGAGGTGTCCAGGGTAAGCACGCGGCCGGTGGCTGGCTTCTGTGAAGAGGGCGAGCCCTGCCGCATCAAGCTCCGAATCCGCCGCCTCGAGCCTGCGAAGGAATGCCAGATTGTGCCAGGCTCAGTCGAATGGGGATTCGTGAACCCGCGGTCGGAGATCTTCGCCCATGCCGAGCGCGTCGACCCGCCGGCCGGGCGCAACATTGGACTGACCTGGGAAGACACCTTCGTCACGGTGATCACACCGACCGGGCTGCAGCCGGACGCGAATTTCACGTTCATCGCGAGATACACGCACTGCCCTGGCTGGATCGAGGGTGAGCCACCGCTCGAGTATCAAAACGAGCCGATTCCGTTTGCGATCAAGCAGTTGGAGTGACTGATCAAGGGCAAAAAACCCGCACGGACTAACCGCGCGGGTCCACGTTGACAACCGTGTCGGGGCTTCAAGTACCTTTGGCCTTGAACTCGAGCGAGGCTATCGTCGTTTGTATGCGAGCCAAGGCTCCAGACAGCATGATCGCTTCATGGGAACTGTCATCCTCGGTGGGGTAAGTCGGAACGCCACGAGCGATATTGTCGGCGGTGTCGACCAGAGCGGAAATCGGCCTGAGGAAATGCGCCGCGAAAAGATAGGCGACCGCCGCGATTATCACGAACGCACCGCCCAAGATGAACACCAGGGAGTTCCAAGCAGTGCCCATAATGCTCTGTTCCGGCATAGACGGCAGGCGTACGATCAAGCTCCAACCGAATTCGGGCACATCGCCTTGCACGAAGTTGGGCATCAAAGCGCCGACGAATGCGCTATCTGAACCAACATTATGGGAAGTCCGGCTTGAACCTAGCAAGGCAAGACGTCTCAATTCCTGGACCATCGGATCATCCTGGAAGCCAGCATAGTCGGCCAGCGCGTCACCGCGTCGGTCAAGAATGCCGAACTCAACTTCCATGGCGTTCGCGCTAGCTGCGATGTGGTTCGTAATCCAATCAAATCGCATCGTGTAGACAGCAACACCGACTACATCGCCCGCGTCATTGAGCATCGGCCGCGACATGTTAAAGCGTTGGCCTATCCCGTCTTTGTCATTTTGGGGGGTATAGACGTTTCCGATGCGAACTCCGTGAAGTCCGCTCAGGAACCATTGCCGAGACGAGACGTCTTCGCCCTCCCGCAGCCCATCGCTGCCGGCAACGACAACACCATCCAATCCAACAACGCCTGCCCAAAGAATACCCTTTGAAGCTCTATTGGCTGCATCCGAGACTTGGCGGGCGGACGACGGGTTTTTCACATCAACCAGAACTCCAAAACTTCCAAGGCTTTCCCATTCACGTGCAATAAGGGACGAAACAGACACTTGTAGCGACGCCGCAGCATGCAGAGCGGCTTTCGATTGCGCTTGGTACTCGAGGGTCTCGAGACGATTCTTCGTGGGCATAGCAAGACCGATCGCGATCAAGAAGAAAGCAACAGCTGCACTACCTAGAAGCGCATGGAAGATACGCGGGTGCGACGATCTGTGACTGCCCATGCTAACCTCCGCTCGAGCCAGTGTGTGCTTCTTGAACTTTTGCCAAAGATTGGGGCAATTGTTTGGCCACTGCCGCAAAAAATAACCGGCGAGTACATTTTCCCACGGAGACAGTCAACTCAATTGCCAATTTGAAGGACGTTCATCACCAACAACGTCGCGGTGTCTCGGACGCTGAGTATCATCAGAACATCTACTGTAGTGGCTTTGGGGGGATTACAACCCACACAGGAATGCCAGACTGACTTGGTCGACAACGGCTAGTTCTAGTATCGCCTGCCGTGGGATTGTCGGCCGCGTTCACTCCTGTCCGCCTAGCAGGCAAGCCCCCAACTCCAAGCTTTGGTTTTGCGCTCACTGCAAAAATCTAGGACGGTCAGTTCGGTACGCGTTCTTGCGCTTCCCAAGGTCGCGTATTTGGCGCAAGGTTGGCAAATGAAACACCCTATAGATGTATTTATCGGTCGCCGAATCCGCGAAGAAAGAGTCGCCGCGGGACTCACACAGAAAGAGCTTTCGATCCTGATAGGCGTGAAGTTTCAGCAGCTTCAAAAATATGAAACAGCCGCCAATCGCGTTTCCGGGTCTAGGCTTTGGATGATCTCCAAGGCGCTAGCGGTCCCGATGTCGAGCTTCTTGCCCGACGGCGTTGAACTTCCAATTTCAGAAAAGGACGCAGAACCGAGCGACGCTCGACTGATGAGAGACATCTTGATGTTAGAACCGAAACTCAAGTTGGAGCTTATTCGATTCGTTCGCGCGATTTCTCGAGGGACGGACAATTCACCGAAAGACTAATGTCTCAATCGGAGAAAGCTGCAGAAACCTTAGCCGCAGCAGACTGACTTGCCAGCAGCCTCCTCCCGTATCGCGCGGGCATCTCTGGAGAGGTCCAGCGACCGGCAACCATGATAGATGAGAGATCACAGCCGAGCTTCAATGCATCCTGCACGCCACCAACGCGTGTGCTGTGAGCTGACACATCGTTTCGGCCGGTACACCGTTTGATGATCCGAGAAATCGTAGCTGCGTCCAAGGGACCAACCTTCGCTTGGGCCTGCGACTTGGTGAACAGGGGGTCCGACGGCTTCAGGCAGGCAAGATCGACCCAGGCCTTCGCCGCCTCGGTCCCCCGTCGTGATAGGAATGCATATGCGCCTTCTCCAAACTGGTCTGTCTTTGATTTGGCAATGTAGAGCAGGCTTGTCCCGTCCTCTTGAGGACAGATGTCCTGAACCCGAAGCGCAACAAGTTCGGACGCGCGGCACCAGCTATCTGTTGCCACCCAAAGGACAGCTCTGTCTCTGACTTCGATCCTTGAGCAGCCAAGGGAGCCAATTGCGTGCATGACCTCCCTTTTCCCCAAAGGAGGGGCTTGGCGGTGACCCGCACCGTATCTGCGCTTTACGGCTTTCAGCGCAAGCTCAACTAGCCTGTGCTGACACGGTGGCGCGAGAAAGCGCGCTCTATGCATCTCGTTGATGGCCCACAGGCGGGTCTCGATTGTAGACGCTCTGATCTTGCCGCCCATGTCATCCACGTATGCGGCAATGACAGAAGGATGGACCGGGGGTTCGCTCTCGAATGAATTGGCAGCACACCAACCGCGGAACAACTTGATCATCTGCAGATAGTTTCTGCGCGTACTTGGCGCGAATGCTTCCACAGAACGGCGTTCATACTCAGCGATGAGTTCGGCCCGCGACGACATCGTCGTCTTAAGCAGCCGAATGACAGTTTCATCCCGTTCAGTCTGAAGTTGCTCCCGAGCAGTCAT